CTGCTTCCTTTATTCTGTTTTTACTTTTTGGTGTAATAATAATTATCAATATATACGTATATTATTGTAAATTTTCAAATGGATCTTTTGATTTCTCTGAAACTGGCTGCACCTCATTATATTTTGTTGCTAACCTCTTCCTCATTGCTTCAGTTCCTTGATCCATCTGCCCCTGTGCACTCTTACCTTGTATTGATGTTTGATCGAATATGTCTATTTGACCTGTTGACATGTTCATTTTACTAGGGAATGTAATCCCATCAGGTCCGAACCTATTCTTAATGACGTGGAATCTACCTGTACCTGCTATCTTATCTTCAATCTTCCTCGATAACGATATTACGAAATCAGCTGTCATTATCTTTGAATATGACTCTGCTATCTTCTCCGCACCAATCACATCATCATCTAATGCTGACCTGTTTGCTTGAGATGCGGTCCATATAGGGAGGTCATATTCACCTGCCATACCTCTTAGATCTTCATAAATATTACCTAGCTCATGTCGTATCTCTTTACCTGTACCTCTCAATAGATCTGCATAATCCACTATAACTAAATCGGGCTTCTTACCTAACATAGTACACCTGTCTAGATGAGCTTTTAATGTGTGCACAGTAGCTGATTTAGTTGGAAAATATTTTATAATTAAATCACCATCTAATTCATCAACCTTCTTCTTTATATCATCTTGATAGAATTTTAAATTCTGTGCTGCTATACCTGTAAATACTGAATCAAATCGTAAACCTACATATGCACCATTTAACTCTAATGTATAGTGAATCACTGTCAACCCGGCTTTAACAGCGCTTGCTGCTGCATTTACTAATCCCCATGATTTACCAATTCCTGCAGGTGCTACAAATACTCCTAGCTCCCCTGGGCCCAATCCACCATCCATTAACTGATCGACTGCATCCCAACCTGTAGGTACTGTCTTCCTTGTTGTTTCACTGAAGCGATCATCTATATCAATCATGTACTCATGGCCGATATCTCTGTCTGTTCCCGCTTTCATTGCTTCATCGATACGAAACTTAATAGCGTCATAATCACCGCGCTGTAAGAGCTCAACTGAATCTACAATTGCAGATTTCAATGTTTGATTTTTACAGAATTTTATAGTTTCGTTCTTTACGAAATCTATATCATCACCTTCAAAATTCCTAACAACTTCCTTTAGGGTATCTACTACAGATGCTTTTAAGATAGTATTATCTATAGTATCAATCTTAACTTTCATCACATCTAGAGTTGGAGATGTTTTATACTCATTAAAGTATTCAATAATAGATCTTACTAACCACTTATTTGCTTCAGATTCGAAAAAATCGCTATCTAATATATCTGTTATCTGCTGTAGAAATGGCTTGTCAGTAAACAAGCAAGCTAATAGCTTTACTTGAAAATTAAACCCGTATATTTGAAATGTATCACTCATGTGTTATAATATATGAATATTTATTTAGTACTACAACTCTTATTATATAAATCTGCTTGAGCATCTAATACTGTAAACCTCTCACGCAACCAAAACTCTAGATTACGGAAAGCTCCAGTGATCGAATCTTCAATCATCATTACCTTAAATTGCATTGGGTTTAACCTAGGTATCTCATTGTCTGCTACATTTAAAATCTTATCCTTACTACTACCACTAATGTCCACTTCACTGAGTTGCATTAGTTTATAGTTTAACTCAAGAACATCTTTATTACTGTGGATTGACTGCATTACTTTAACACTTGAATCCGCGGTCTCGCTGATTATATCATCTATAGTAATAGGTGTATCGTCGAAGAGCATCGGTAATCGTTTTTGTAACGTCTTAATACCTGTACCTCTAATACCTGGAATATTATCTGACTTATCACCGGTTAGAGTTCTATACAATAAGTAGTTATGGGCAGGAACTTTATAATCCTCCATAACATCGTCCTTAAAGTATAGCTTCTTCTTAGTCGGTGACCATACAGCTATTCTATCATCTACTAGCTGTATAAAGTCTTTATCTGATGACATTATAAAGATCTTACTAGTAGTTAGTACCTGCTAGATAAATATGCAATTGAATCATCTGCCTCAATATTTTGTGGCGCGATTAGTTGCACAGGTAATATCTCGAGGTACTGAATTAATCTACCTAATTGCATTTGCATGTTCTGATCTTCAGAAGCTTTATCTACAAAGGAGTTTGTTCTGTTTAATTTCGTACGAACCATCCTATTAGCTTTATAATCAGGGAAGAGTTTACGTCGTCTCTGACTACCACCTTTACCATCAAAGCATATTATAACGCGAGTTGGTTGTAGCATTTTTATAGCATACCCTATTGATAATAAAAACCCAGATATACCACCGACATGTATTCCGTTATCATTAGTTACAGGTGATACAGCGAAACTCCGTATAAAGGTATTTAACCCATCTATAATGAGAACCTTGTCATTAGGCTCACTCGGTGATACTTCACCTTCTTTTAAATTGTCGAATATTTTAAAATAATCTTGTTTCATAACTTGTCTTTTTTATAAAAAGCAAGGGTCAATTAAGACCCTTGCTTAGTGAGCTACTAATTTACTATACTTTCTAGTACATCTTAAGGCGCTCTCAGATACACAATTGGTTTCAGCTGTATAGTGTCGAGTTTTAACACTCTAACCAGTACTTACATATATGTGCGGCTCCATTACACGTCCATGTACTCACTTATCCTTCAGGTATAGGTTCATCACTAATCTCAATATCATCGATTCCGATACTATCTGACTTATACTCCATTACTAATGAATTACAAATCTTATTATATACCTCTTCTTTAATATGTGGGTTAGCTTCTAGCAACTTTTGCCAATCCTTAGATAAGAATTTGTGAGTATCACCGGCATCTGTTTCATATGTATACCATGCTCCGCCTGCAGATACAAGCTTCTGAGCTTTCATAACCTTTAACCATCCACCATAGTCGTCAATACCTGCATCGAAGTATATCTCGAATTCAGCTTTACGTAATGGAGGGCCCATTCTATTCTTAACTACCTGAGCTTGCGTCTTTATACCTATAGTCTCATCAACACCATTTACTTTGGCTTTAATTTGACCCATAGATTTTAACCTCAATCTACAGCTTGAGTGGAATGCGATTGCTTTACCACCAGAAGTTGTCCAAGGATCTCCAAACATTACACCTAATTTTTGACGTAATTGATTTGTAAATACAAGTGCCACTCTTTGTCTACCAACTAGCTGCGTCACCTTTCTCATAGCTTTTGATAATATAATAGCTTTAGAGGTTGCCCATCCATCTTTACTATAATCCGCTTCGGCCTCTACAGCAGTAGTCGCTCCAGCTACTGAATCTACAACAATAGATACTAACCTACCCTTATTAGACTCTCTCACCTTCGTGATAATACTCTCGATTACTTCGAAAATATCCTCTATAGTTTCAAGTTGAATGTATAGCATATCTTGCACATTGACACCGATACATCGCAAGAAATCTTCATTCATTGCATTCTCAGTATCAATAAAGACTGCTAGCCCACCTTGCTTTTGCGTATTAGCTAACAAGTGTGCTGCGACGAGTGACTTACCACTCCCCTCAAGACCAGTTACTTCGGTA